TGAATTTAGCAAGAAAACTTACTATGGTCGTAGCTGGGAAGAGTTCGTCAAACTATGCGAGGCTATTCAACATAGTTTCCAACTCAACGAAAAGCGGAGGTTGGTTATTTATGTTCACAACCTGGGTTATGAATTTCAATTCATGAGGAAGTATTTCGAGTGGACTGAGGTGTTTAGCAGCTCTGAGCGAAAGCCAATGAAGGCGGTGACTTCACTAGGCATTGAGTTCCGAGACAGCTACATACTGAGTGGCTACTCGCTGGCGAGCACTGCAAAGAACCTTCACTCGATCAAGATTGAGAAGATGGTTGGTGACCTTGACTACTCGTTAATACGCACACCAGAAACTCCATTGACTTCTGAGGAATGGAAGTATTGTGAGAATGACGTCCAAATCATATTGGCATACATAAAGGAGCAGATCGCTGAGAACGGTGACATAACCAAGATACCACTGACCAACACAGGTAGGGTGAGAAAGTACGTTCGTGACTATTGTTACTACAAGAAGTCCAACGGTGCCAAGGCAGGCAAGTCACAGTACATGCGCTACCGAGCACTTATGGAAGACCTGACACTAGACACCGACACATACAGACAACTCAAACGAGCATTCATGGGAGGGTTTACTCACGCAAATGCGAGACACAGCAACAAGGTTTTGACCAACGTAACTTCAATCGACTTCACATTAAGTTATTCGGCAGTGATGGTTAGTGAGAAGTTCCCAATGTCCAGGTTCAAACTCAGGCAGGTGTCTAGTATAGCAGAGTTCGAGAAGTTGTGTTCAAAGCATGCTGTTGTGTTCGACGCTAAGTTCGAGGGTGTGTATCCGATACTAGACCAAGAGAACTACCTATCAGAGTCCAAGTGTGCAAACATTGAGGATGCTATAACCAACAACGGTAGGATTGTTTCAGCTAAACAATTCACCACAACGCTAACGGAGGTTGACTATGAAATTATGAAGCAGTGCTATGGATGGGATTCACTATCGGTTGGCAATGTTCGAGTTGCTGTTAAGGCATACCTTCCGAAGCCTATCATCGAATCAATTCTACGACTCTACCAGGGTAAGACTGAATTGAAGGACGTTGTAGGTTCAGAGGTTGAATACATGCACTCCAAGGGGATGCTCAATTCAATCTACGGTATGTGTGTCACCGACGTGGTTAAGGAACAGGCAGAGTACGCAGCAGAGAACGGTTGGACTACTCGTAAGCCTGATGTGGATGAAACAGTTGCTGAGTACAACGAATCTAAGAACAGGTTCCTGTACTACGCATGGGGTATTTGGGTAACTGCATATGCAAGAAGAAATCTTTGGACTGGTATCTTGGCTGTTGGTGGGGATTATGTATATAGTGATACAGACTCTCTCAAAGTTTTGAATTGGGAGAAGCACAAACCATATGTCAAGTGGTATGACAATATGGTCATTAAGAAGATGGAGGATATGTGTGATGAATACTCGATAGACAAATCGCTACTCAGACCGAAAACCAAGGATGGTGTTGAGAAGGTCTTGGGCATATGGGACTATGAGGGCACATACCCACTGTTCAAAACTCTCGGTGCCAAGAGATACCTCGTCCTTGATGCTAAGGGTAGGTTGGCTCTCACGGTCGCTGGTCTCAGTAAGCGGAACGGTGTTGACTACATGCTGGAGTTTTGCGGTGGTGACGTGCGGAAGGTGTTTGATATGTTCTCAAATTCAATGCACATCCCTGCTGAAAAAACTGGCAAAATGACACACACATACATTGACCAGGAATTTAAGTTCCAAGTCACCGATTATTTAGGTAAGAAGACAACTGTTGAAACGCTGTCTGGAGTTCACTTGGAACCATGCGACTTCACATTGTCACTTTCAAGCAACTACATTTCCTTCATGCAGAAAGTCAGCGAGGGATACACATTCAGAGGAGTTAAGTACACATGACGAAGAAGAAGTCGGAAGACATTACCACGGAAGTTAAGAAGCCTGTAGCCAAGAAGCCTGCGACTAAGAATCCTGAACCTGTCCAGAAATACTACAGTCTGGATGAGATCAAAAAAGTTAATGCCACATACAACATCATCTTTGGGGAGCGTTCCAACGGTAAGACATACGCTGCCTTGAAGCACGCGATTGAAAACTACCTTGAGGACGGTAAGCAATTTGCATACGTTCGTCGGTGGAAGGAGGATGTCACAGGTCGTCGAGCACAACGGCTATTCGCAGGCATCGTGGAGGATGGAACCGTTGCTCGGTTGAGTGGTGGTAAGTTCGCTGGTGTTCACTACTACGCGGGCAAGTTCTACATGTGTAACTATGAAGAATCTGGTAAGACCATCTACAGCGACACCGACATTCTCGGGTTTGCATTTGCACTATCCGATTCGGAGCACGACAAGTCCACGTCGTTCCCGAATGTCACCACCATAGTCTTTGACGAGTTCCTGACCAACAAACTCTACCTGCCTGATGAGTTCGTATCTTTCATGAACGTTGTTTCGACAATCGTTCGTCGGAGAGAGGACGTTAAAATCTACATGCTTGGTAACACTGTAAGTAAGTATGCACCATACTTTACTGAGATGGGACTCAGCAACATTACTAAGATGAAGCAGGGTACTATCGACGTATACACATACGGTGATAGCTCACTAAAAGTTGCGGTTGAGTATTGTGAATCGACCAGTGACCCGAGCAAGGAAGTTCATAAATACTTCGCCTTCAACAATCCGAAGCTCACCATGATTACTGGTGGTGCTTGGGAGCTGAACCTCTACCCACACTGCCCGGTCAAATATCGACCGAGCGACGTGATGCTGCACTACTTCATTGAGTTCAGTGACCGGGTGTATCAGGCAGAGATAGTGGTAATTGATGACATGACCTTCACATTCATCCATGAGAAGACAACGCCCATCAAGGACACAAAAAATGATCTGATCTATTCGCTGGATTACAACCCACAAATAAATTACAATCGCAACATTTACAAGCCCGCATCGAGAACCCAGGAAAAAATTCTTTGGTATTTCAGAAACGACAAAGTATTCTATTCGAGTAACGAAGTCGGAGATGCGATCAGCAACTACCTCAAGATTTGTAGGAAGGCATGACCATGAAGCCCAAGAAGTCTTATGACTATCGTCAGAAGGAAGTGAACATCAACCGAGAGGTTGGATACATGCTCGCTAAGACAATCAGCATGTTTGAATACTCTGGATTACCAGAAACCATTAAAGCACGCGAACTCGAAAAGATGTTGCAGGTTCATGGGTATGTATTCGTGACGGAACATGAGGGTAAGTTGTATGCGTTCAATGGCAACTTCGGTGGTGAGTTGGATGCTTACTACAACCCAACCAAGATCATCGTATCGAACCCTTGGCTGAACCTGTACAAGGAATTTTCCATTGAGGAGGATGGTGTCTTGATTAAATCCGACTCTATGGAGATGGGACTCGGTGAGTTGTACACCAAATACTGCACCATGCTGGTTGAGAACGACATCAACATGGTTATGTATGGGTTTAACACTCGACTGCAGAAAATAATCTCTGCATCCGATGACCGCACCCGAGCGAATGCTGAAGCGTACATGAAGAAGTTGATGGCCGGTGACCTCTCTGTGGTTGCTGAGAACGCCCTGTTCGACGGCATGAAGATTAACAGTGACAAGTCCGGCAGTTTCGACCAAGCCCGTGCTCTGATTGAATACCACCAGTACATCAAAGCCTCCATGCTCAATGAGGTTGGACTGGCATCGAACTTCAACATGAAGCGGGAACGGTTCGTTGCTGGTGAGGTGGAGATGCAACAGGACACGGCATTCCCATTGGTGTATGACATGATGTCTTGCCGGCAAGAGGGTGTGAAAAAGCTCAATGAGAAGTACGGTCTGAATATCGAAATTGGATTCGGTAGCGTGTGGGCAGTGAACGTCAAGGAATTTGCTGATGGCATCGCCAACAACGCACCCATCCTCTCAGACGTTCAAGTAATTTCAACTGTCCCTGAACCTGAAAATGCACTGGGAGGTGCTAGTGCAGGTGGTGTGGAAGTAGAGATCATCGACGATGGGCAACAAACCAGAGCTGTCGATGCTGGTGCTGTGGAGGTTGATGAAACTGCCTCAGTGAATACTGACGATGAAGGAGGTGTTGATGCTCCAGCTACTGAGGTCGTTGCTGAGTCCTCTGTTAGCGACGGAAACATTGAGGTTTATAGTGATTTGGTTCTGGTCGTATCTGATGATACGGATTTGGATCATAAAGGATGAGCTATTCAAGAAGGAGTGACAGTCATGTGTCTTAAACTCAAAGACTATATGGGAGGGGGTGATCTGTGGGGAGAAATCCGAGCAATCAAACCCTATCCATTCATCGAAACTGTTGAGGATG